ACTTGTTCCTGTCACAATTCCATTAAAACTTACTTTTTTTGTACTAGAAGTATCTAAAAATAGTTCAAATTGTGCATCACCAGCATCTTCTGTTGTAAATACATCTGCAAGAAGATTAGCTGTTTCGTCTCCACTAGCTGCTGTATATAAGAAATCAACAGTACCAGATCCAGAAATTAAAGATCCTACATACTTTCTTGATGTATCTCCATGAGCAGTACACTCTAAAGTGTCCTTTGTTGTATCAAGTGTCCAAGCTGTAGTTGAAGTAATTGCTGCGACAGAACCAGATCCGTTTATAAATTTAACAGAACCTTCTTCGCCACGAAAAAATGCCATGATTCAATGAAAAAAGAGTATTTATAGATAGTTTAACTTGTTGTTGACTTTTTTACAGTACCTTTCTTGCTATTTAGCAAATATTGTTGACATCTGTTATCCCATAATGCAGGATTGCGTTTGCCTTTGACTGCTTCAATAGCATCAAGCATTTCATCAGTAATCTCAATCATTTCTTTTTTTTAGTAGTTTTTTTACGCCTATGTTGATAGGTTATCTTCTTTTTACCAGTTTTTTCACGCTTAAACCTCTCTTTCTCACTTTTCGTCATTTCTCCTACAGTCTTAGGTGTCTTACTTGATACACGTTTTTTAGGTCTACAGGCAGGATATGCCCTATCTTCACCTTTTGAACGACCACAAGGTTTACCAGTTTTAACATCAACCCAATTTTCCTTAAACCAACGTGTTAAACCACCTTTGGCTCTAGGATTTGTACTACTTTTTCTTTTTTGTGGCACGTTTTTTCTCCACTCGATAAGTACCACCACGCTTTTTATACTCTCGGACTAACCAAGCATTAGCGTAGGCAGAAGGATAGACAGCAAACTTACGTTTTGCTTCTGACTTTACTCTAGAGTATAAAGTTTTATTTACAGGTACATTCGCCACGCTTTTTACCTCCCTTCTTCTTTTTCTTTTTACTTTTAGGTTTCATTGAACCGTAAGCCATAATAAAAAGTGTCTCTTAGTATATTCTAAACGAAGTTTGTCCGAGTGTCTCTGGTTTTGCAAGATTAAATTGTTGCAAACATAAATAACCAAATGCGTCAAAAGCATGATCAACCCCTAAATTCTTATTAGGCAGCCCTGTATTTGGAGCGTAAGTTAAAGTTCTTAATGCTTTTATCAATTCTTTACATCGAGGATGAATAAAAGTTCGCCTGTTTCCATTCGCATCTAATAAAGCAGTATTAACAGAAGTTATTTTATCTCGAATCTTCCAAGGGGATTTTGGACTCATTACTGTAAATCCATTCCTTCTTAAGATCGTATGGTCTGTAACACCTACCCCACTTGTCTTTCTTGCATTACCAGTAGGGTCAGGACAAGCGATTACTCTTCGATCTACTCCATATCTTCGTGTGACTTCTTCTGCAAAATCCCAGGTTGTAGCCCCTCCCGTCAACATGATCTCATCAAATACATAAAGACAGTCATTATGCTTTACTGCACAAATTCCTGCCATCGGATCTACGTTAAAATCTAATCCAATCAGCAATGGCATTAAATGTAAATCCTGAACTTCCTTATCAATATTCTCATCATCAAAGCTAACAGCAACTAAACCAGTAAGATTTTCAAAACTAGCTTCAAATTCCTGTCGAAATGTTCTCTCATCTAATTGCGACCTGGCTGCTTCAACTTCTTCTTCTGCAACATTACCCCCCTGGATTGTTGTAAAACTCCATCGAATCCAATCATCTCGATCAGTTTCCCCGCAAAAACACCACATATCGTAAAACCAACTAGCAGTTCCATCAGGTGTACTAATAAATAATGCCCAACCCTGTTTATCAGCCAACGCAGGTCTTATGACTTCAGCCCATACATCCTTATCCATAAATGCAGCTTCATCCAACACAACACCAGCTAAACTTCTTCCTCTCAAAGCCATCGCATTTTCTGTTCCTTTTAACTCAATACTTGACCCATTAATTAAATCCAGTCTCAAATCTGTCTCATTCTTAGCTTTAACCCATACTTTCGGTACTAATTTCTTTAATTCCTTCCATGCAATATCTTTCGCCATGCGATATGTCGGAGCACAATAGAAATAAACTTCCCCTGGTCTGTTAATCGCACCACGAAGTAACTCTATACAGGCTAAATATGATTTTCCAAACCTTCGCCCTGCTACTAATATGCGAAATCTCTTCTCACTATTAAATACTTGTCCCTGAGCATACTTTAAACTGATTTCTGGTGCGTTTTTTACTGCCATACACTAAAAATAACAAAAATTTCAACTAATACCCCCTAGTTATAGCCTAAATTGCAATTTCTAGGTTATCATTCAATTATTACCTTATCTGATTGAGTCCGTGGCTGAATCTATTTTATCTGGTTTCGTTCCAGAAGATTTTAAAGAACAACAAGTTGAGAAGAAAAAAAGACGTTCTAAGTTTGCTTGCAATACAAAAGAGCATATTCAAGCTAGAAGTCAAAGATTATATTCTCGTCAACTAGAAGGCAAGACAACAAGACAGTTAGTTTTGGAACATGCAAAGATTGAAGGCATTGCAGAAACTTCAGCTTGGAGCGATTGGAGCCGAGTTAAGCAATGGAATAACGAAGATTGGGAAAAAGATAGAGAAAATATGCTTCCAAGACTTCAAGCGATGAGAGTAAGGTTATTTAATAAAGCAGTTTCAAAAGGTCAATTGCAGACAGCAGCACAAATATTAGATTCATTAGGCAAGGTTATCGGAGAGTCAGTAGAGACAGTCAATATTCAAGCACCTCAACTGTCTATTAAAGTAGAACAACAGTAGTATAAACGTATTAGTAACGAAGATATCGGATATATATTGATGGTACCCGGCAACCTATATGTAAAAATTTTTTCTGCAACCCTCCCCCCCCAAATGGCCTCAAAACGGCCTGAGAGCCTCCCAGAGGAGCCAAAGTTTGCTTTAGATATGATAGTATCCTCAAAATTTCCGCCTGCCTGAGGCCATCCTGAGGCCAGTGTAACATTTGATACAGAATAGAATATTGGTGTAGATTTGGGGTTGACATGATGCCATTATGTTGCAATAATACTAATGTAACTTGAAAAATAAATAATTTATTTTGACCCTATCGGGCTGGCACTTGCGACTTGCTCGCTCTTGTCTTTGCGATATGAAGAACGCACCACCAACGCAGAAGAATCTGGTTAGACAGGAAATGAGGCTACGGGTCAATCTAAAAATTATTTCATATCTTTTACCCTTTACTTCTAGGCTGTAGCACTCACGAGACCAGAGGACACAAGCAGGCGTTAAAACTTCGGTTACGTCTTCTTAGTTCCGTCAAACAGTACTTCACGATTTAGCTCAGCCTACAAGTAAAAGGTATTTACTTTTTACTTACTGTCCACTTATCCAAAAGTTAATTAAAAAATTATGACTTTCGCTTATCAAGTAACCCAATTCAACGGGATCGACTATTCGACTAAATCTCCTAAATGGAATCTAGTCGCAGAGCGTAGAACACAACAGCAAGCTTTGGCGGTGTGTCAAACACTAAACCAAAGACAACCTTATTTTCATAGGGTTGAAGTTGTTAAGGCTATTGAACTTCCAAAATTTACAGTTTTAAAACCTGCTAAATCTGAAGCTCAACAACTTGTTATTCCTGCAAGTTTCAAAGTAATTAAAAAGAGATCATTCATCCGCAGATTATTAGGAGTATTTTTCTAATGTCTGAAGAAGAATTCGAAATCTATTTCGCTGGCTGTAATTGGGGTACAACTTTCGAGTTGTTCCCAAAGCTAGAAAAAAAACTAAATTACGACCCAGAAACAAAGGAGCTAAACAAAAATGAAGATTAAAAGACTAGGAGCCAGCAAAACTTTGCTGGTTCTTCCTTCTGGAGCAGAGGCACTCTTTAGTTATGAAACACCCGTAGCTTTTCAAATGCATACGGGCGAAATTTTCAAAACTGAGGAATATTATTCCAGAACAACTTCAAAGCATATCGCCCAATATTTAAACGGGCGTAATGCTGAAGCCGTCCCACAAGGTTTTATTAATCAACTTGTAGGAGCTTAAAAAAATGAGTCATTTAATTAGTCACTACATAGAAAATAAAGAACTAATCCCAGCCATACTTGATTATGGCTGGATAGTTCAAAAAAACACTTGGACTGATTGCCCCTTAAAAATTCAAAAAAGAATAGAAAAAGAGCAATTAGCAAGTTATTTTCTAGGTAACGATCCAAAACTTGTAAAACAAAATCAAAAAGATCTGGGGAATTAATTTCCCCTTTTTCATTTTTCATTTATTCCTTAAAAAATTATGCCATCTATTGTATTTATGAATGCGTCATCAAATGATGAGTCTATTGAACTTGACCTAACAAAAGCAACTAAAAAAGACGTTTATAACGCTTTCAAAAAAAGTTGCAAACAGGCCAAAAATTCAAAAACTAAAGGGGAATAATTCCCCTTTTTTTCTTACAAGAAATTTAAAAAATTTTCACTTATCCTCTAAAAATTATGACAGTAATGAATGGCCGTAAAAAAGCCGATTATGTGAAACCTGAAGAACTAATAGTGAATGAATTAATTCAGGCATTAGAATCAGGGAACACAAAATTATGGCGTAAAGAATGGACAGTTAAGGGCGGTTTCAGAAATGTCTTATCAGGGCATCAGTATAAAGGCTCTAACCCTGCTCTGTTATGTTTACAGAGTTCAATTAGAGGCTGGCATTTACCACTCTTTATAGGAGCAGGGCAAGCAAAGTCTATTAATTGCTTACCTAAAAAAGGGTCACGTTCAGCACGGATTTTACAACCGATCCAAAGATCTTTTGAACCAAAAGAAAAGGATGAAAACGGGGACATAAAAATGGGTCAGTTTATGAGCTATAAATGCGTTCCAGTATTCAATGTTGCTGATGTTCGAGGTTTGGATGATGAAGCATCAAAGAAATTAGAAAAGCTAATTGATGATGCGGTGCTAACTGCTAAACCTAGAGAATTGGATGACAGAGTAAAAGATGCTCATGATCGTTTATTTCAATGGGAAAAGCAAATTAATGCTTTAGTAAAAGGTGGAGATAGAGCTTATTACAGAGAGTCAAGTGATGAAATAGTCATTCCAAAAAGATATAACTTCAAGAATGATGAGTCTTATCTTGCGACTTTCGCCCATGAAGCAATTCACTCAACTAAACATAAGTCTAGGTTAAATCGAAAAGACTTAACTTATGCAAATGAAGAATTAGTAGCTGAACTTGGAGCTTATCTAGTTTGTAATAGGTTACAAATTTCTAACCTAGATACAATGAACCATGCAGCATATCTTGAAGCATGGTGTCCAATGCTTAAGTCCGATCCAAAGATCTTATTTAAGTCATTAGCCAATGCGAGCAAAGCAGCAGATCTTGTTATTGGTGAGAGTTAATCTCACCTTTTCTTTTATTATTTATTATGACTCTTTATTTTCTTAACAGAGTAAAATTCAAAAACTCTAAATTAGATATTTTTGATACTGGCCGTGCATGGCACGCTAAAAATCATAAGCATTTAATTCAAAAACTTGAATCTTTTACAAAAAAATCATTATGCTTTATTGAATATCAAATAAGCATACAAAATCCCATCTCTTGTATTGATAAGCTATGAAAAAATATAAAGCAACTGACCCTGAAATGATACAGGCAGGTGAAGATTTAGCTAAATTATCAAATTTATCTGAACGAGTCATTTCTAATGATAAAGATTTATTTGAGGAATTAATGACGATCCAAGGGAAACTTTGCGAGATTTCAGCAATCAAAGCTAATTTTATGCAAAGATATGAGGACATTTTAGATGAACAGGCGAGAATCGAAACTCAACTCTGTGTTTTTCAACATGAAATGCTCCATAGCTTCGAGCTTGTTTTTAGATATTACAAAACAAAAAAGAAGGGCTTTAAATAGCCCTATCTTTTTCTAAAAAGGTTCATCAGTTTCAGTTAAATCACAATCAGTAAATTTTAAACTTAATTTACACCTAGTCAGAATTAAAGTTTCATATAACTTTTTATCTGACTTTAAAGATTTAGTAAGTAAATCGTCCCATTCTTCAGAAGACAATTTATTTAATTTGTAGGCATCGTAACCCATTTCTTCGATTGAAAGTATGTAAGACTTAATGAGACTCATCATGGAATAGTAAATGTACTATTAATATATCACAATAGCTTGACAATGACATTATTTATATATTATTATTAAAGATATAAGTCACTTATCCTACTTATGAACCAAATTAAACAAAAAGACATTGATTATCAACTTGAGATACTCAATAAATTAACCAGCAACCCTATCAATACTTGGGAAGATGGTAAACATACTATAGGTAACATTCACGCAGTCGGACAATACGGTTATATAACCATTATGCAAACTGTTAATGATGGAGGAGGTTGCAAAGACTTAGCTTCAGGTCTTACTAAACGTGAAACGTACCAATGGTTAAGAGCAGCTATTACGGGAATTTCTTTACAAGGAGGTAACAACTAATGGGTTTAGATATGTACTTCGAGGGCAACTTTTCTAAAAGAGCTTTTTACGAAGATAAAATTACTGACAGTAAAGAAATTTTGATTGACCCTGACTTTGAATCTGCTCTTGAGTCAATAGGCTTTGAAAACGCTCCAGTAGAGTTTACTAACTGGAATTATTATTCAATTAATATTCCTATTGCTTATTGGAGAAAAGTTAATTGTATTCACAACTGGTTCGTTTATAACGTTCAGGGTGGTAACGATAACTGTGATCGTCACTATGTTACTGAAAAAAAGATAAAAGAGTTAGTTGAAGAAATCGACAACATTTTATCTGAACCCGACCCAAAAACAAAACTAGCTAAAGCTGAAGCTAACTTACCTAATACAGAAGGTTGTTTCTTCGGTTCTCAAGAGTATGACAAGTATTACTTTCAAGATCTTGAATACACCCAAAAACGTATGGAAGCCTGTTTAAATTGGCAAAACAAAATGGCAGGAACAGGTAAATGTTTCGATAGCTTTTATTATCAGTCATCTTGGTAATTATGGACATTATTATTCTTATCGCTTGCATAGCAGCAACTCTCTACTACCTGTATCTTATTGCAGGTTTTAGAAATATTCATATAGCTAAAAAAAGGAGAAAAAAATGAAAATTGATGTGTTTTCTTTGCTGCCTGATAAAGTAGCAGATTACATAGCTGACGAAATTTCAAAAGCACTTGCCAAAAATGGATATGACAATTCCATAGTCTTATGGGATATATCATGCGAACTGCCAGAGGAGGTTTAAATTATGTCGCACCCTATAAATACTGAGATTTTAGAATCTCTATTCGATGAACAGATAGATGCTGTTCAAAAAAGATTTCCTTCCCTATCTACTAGGGAAGTTGAAATTATTGCAGCCAGAAGAGCTAAACGTCTTTTTTGGGAGATGGCTCAATGAACATAACAGAATCTAGAGATGAAGCATTTGAAGCGATAGCAGAAATGTTACGCTCCAATGTAAAGAAGACTAAGATAGCTTCTAAACTTGCTGCTGATTATTGTGTAAGCGATAAAACAGTTTACAAGTGGATTTCTAAAGTTGAAGAGATGTATGACATCGAGCCAATCGAGTCTATTATTCAACAACATAAATCTGAATTAAAATCTGAAATTTATCAAGATTTAATCAGAGATT